CAGTAAATAGTCCTTCAGAATTAGGTTCAGGTGCAAAAGTTTTAGCATTTGGAAATGAAATAGGAAAAGCTTTAGTTTTAAAAGTAGTTGAACCAGGCGCAGAGTATCATCAATCTCCTTCACCACCAACTTTAGATGTTATTGGTGCAATGGTAATAAAAGATATTTCAGGTTCTTTTGTTGCAGACCAAGGCATGACTTCATTAGATAGTTCAAGTTCTTCTATAACAGCAACTAGTGTATCTTTTGATTCAACATTACAAATTTTAAAATTTAAATCAGCAAGTGGTACTTTTCAAGCTGGCCGAACAATTACTTTAGCAAACGGCGCTACAGCTACAATTGCAAAAGTTGACCAAATTACGGCAACAACAACTGTAACAGCAGTTGCAGACACAGCTGGTACTTTTGTTAATGAAGACGGCCATATTTCGGAAGACGCTATGAGAATACAAGATAGTTTATACTATCAGGACTTTTCTTATGTTATTAAAGTTGGTCGTGCAATTAATGACTGGCGAGATTCATTTAAATCTACTATGCACACTTCAGGTTTTTATTTTACAGGTCAAGTAAATATTGAAAATCAAATTAGTGCTCAGATTTCACAACCAGTTGATGGTATTATATCAGGCATTTCAGAAAGTCCAATCTTTGGTGTTATTGGTCAATTGTTCTCTACTATATTTGGTAGAAGATTAGGAACAGTTGATGATGGTACAACATTAAGAAGTAATCCAGAATTAGGTGTGGATCCTGATTTTGATGATAGCACAAGTGAACACTTTACACAAAATACTAGAGATATAACTTTAAGAAGAATTTATACTGTTAAATTAAGTCAAAGAAGTACATTATATAATATTACATCCAGAGGTGACACATATTTAAGAGGGTTTGCATATGGCGGACCTACAATGAAGTCATTAGATATTTACAATAATCCTTTTAGTTCAAGTAATATGTATTCTGGAACACACACAAATGCTCAAACAACGGCTATAGCAGGCAGTATAAATGGTACTAATAATTATATTTCTCCAATGAAAATGGTCAATTGGGCTGAACACAGAATTACAGGTTTTAGTAGTACAGATGTTGATGGTGAGAGATTTCAATTAGCTGAATATAATATATCACAAATGAAGCAGCCTATAACAATACCAACAGAAATAATAGTTACAGCGCCTGCTCAGTCATTTGACCAGACAGATATAACTTTTGATACATCTTCATTAACTTTTGACGCAGTATAGTAGTATAACTTGTATAAATATTAGGGAAATTAAGAGAGTAAAATGGCAAAACAAACAATAAATGTAGGTTCTACAGCAGATGACGGTACAGGTTCTACAATTAGAGCTGGTGGCCAGATAGTTAACGCTAACTTTGATGAAATTTATGCTACTTTTGGCGATACTACAAATTTAAGTTCTACTGTATTAACAATTGTTGACGAAAGTTCAACAGAATCTACAATATCATTTGGTGAAAGACTTGCTATTACAGGTGGTACAAATTTAACATCAACTGTATCTGGTGATTCAGTAAATGTAACACTAAATACTACTATAACAGGTTTAACAAGTGTTCAAACAGAAACACTTACAAATGCCTCTGGTAATTTATTAGTAGATAGTGCCACAAATATAACAGAATTTAGAGGTGATGGTTCTTCAGTTGAAGGCCAAATACAATTAAATTGCCATGCTAATTCACATGGTCAAATAATTAAACCTCAACCTCATAGTGAGAGTATAACAAACACAATGTTATTACCTAAAGGTGGTAACTCAACATTAGTTTCAGAGATTGCAACGCAAACTCTAACAAATAAAACAATTGGTGTAGGCCAATTATCATGTAACACAAGAGCATATACAGGTGATGGTTCAACTGTTGCATTTACAATAACAAACGGACAAACAGTAGATAATGTTTTGGTATTTTTAAATGGTGTTTTCCAAAGACCAACGACGGATTATTCAGTTTCGGGAACCACATTAACTTTTGGAACTGCTCCTGTTTCAGCAGACAATATATTAATTAAGGAACTGTAATAAATAGAGGATAACAATGGTACAAAAAATTAAAAGTTCAAACCTAGACGCTGACATCCTGACAGGTAATACGGAATTAGCGGAAGCGGCTAATAATTCCGATACTGTATTAGTACATGATACTAGCGCAGGTGCATTAAAAAAAATTCAAGTTTCAAACTTAACTGCTCAGGCAGGTGACGGTTTAGCAAAATCAAGTTCTACCTTATCTGTAGATGCTAATAATGCAACAACACTAGAAACATCAATTGCGTCTGGTGACTTTGTATTAGTTTATGATTCATCAGCAGGCGTTTTAAGAAAAGTATCTCAAACAAACTTCTTAAACTTTCCTACAATTTCAAGTGTATCACCAACCAATTTGACATCTGGTGATGGCACAGGAAATTATACAATTGTCATTACAGGTTCAGGTTTTACAGGTGCAACAGCAAAATTATTAAAATCAGACAACTCTACCGAAGTTTCTTTTGATACAGTCACGGTTGATAGTTCAACTCAAATCACTGGTGTAATTGCAAAATCAAGTTTACTTGATGCTGATGAACCATTTGGTGTTAAAATTTCAGCATCTTCAGGATTAAATTCTCAACTTAATCAACAAATTTCAATAGATGCACAACCTGTTTGGTCAACAGCGTCAGGTTCTTTGGCCACAGTCGGTGATGATTCTCGTTCAGGTTTATCTTATACAGTAGCAGCTGCGGATCCAGAATCAGGTGGTGATGTCACTTATACATTAGAAAGTGGAAGTTTACCAGCAGGTTTATCAGGAAGTTCAACAAGTTCAGGATATGTCATATCAGGAACAGCAACTGCCGTAGGTTCAGACACAACTTCTACATTCACAATTAGAGCTGCTGATGTTAATTCAAATACGACAGATAGAGAATTTTCAATTACAATTCAATCACCAAGAGTACAAGTATTTACAGGACATGGTACTTTTAATGTCCCTAGTGGTGTATCATCAGTTGATGTTTTAGTCGTTGCCGGCGGCGGTGGAGGTTCTCAAAGACACGGTGGCGGAGGAGGTGCTGGTGGTTTAATTTTCAGACCAGGATATCCAGTTACTCCAGGCGGAACAATTTCAGTTTTTGTTGGTTGTGGTGGTGGTACCACAAACCAAGGTGGTAATAATGGTAATGGTTCTACATTCGATACTTTACAAGCAATTGGAGGTGGCGGAGGTGGTTCTGATAGTGGAACTGCTCCAGCTTGTACATCTAATAATCAATTCACAAAACCAGGCGGCTCAGGTGGAGGCGGTTCACATACTTGTCAAACGGCAGGTCCATTAAGTGCAGGTGCCGGTGACGCAACTCAACCAACACAATCAGGAGATTCAGGTACTTACGGATTTGGAAATCCAGGCGGTAGAGGTGCAAATTTTGTTGGAGCTCCATCACAAAATGGAACAGGCGGCGGTGGCGGCGGTGCTCTCGGTGTAGGAGCTAATGCTTCAACACCAAAAGGTGGAAATGGCGGCTCAGGAAAATCATACACAATCGCAGATAATTCAACTCCAGTTTACTATGCAGGTGGCGGCGGAGGCGGTGCTAGACCTGGTGCTCCAGGCGGAGGCGGTACAGGTGGAGCTGGCGGCGGCGGAGATGGTGGCGGACCAGCTCCTTCTAGCGGTCAAGACGGAACAACAAACCGTGGCGGCGGTGGCGGTGCAGGTACCGGTGAAGGTGGCACACCACAAACAGGTGGTGACGGCGGTAAAGGTGTTGTAATCGTTAGATGGTCGTAATAAGTTAGGAAAAACATTATAAATAGTTAAAAGGAAAAAATAAAGATTATGCCGGCAATTATAACAAACAAATTTAGAAGACACAATGCTCAACAATTCGTTGAATCTTTCAGCGAATCAGCAAATACTGTCTATTACATGGGTCTAGGTCGTCCTCAAGCGTATGCTACATCAACAAGAGGTGATAGTAGAACAGAAAATGAGGGTACAGACACAAGTCCATTAACACCAGTTGATTCAATCAAAGATGAGTTTTATTACTTTGATGATTTATTAGCTGCAAAAAGAATTACAAGCTCAGATGTTTCTTTTGCTTTACCAAGAAGAAACTGGACAACAGGTACAGTTTACGATTATTACAGACACGATTACGGAAATTATATTACAGGCACAACTACTACACAGTCGGCAAATA